CTACCTTCAATCTCAATCATTCCTCCAGGCTGCTGGAAAAACTTCCAGGGATACTTTCCCTTAATAGGATTTTTTAAAGCTAGGTTATGCCACCAGGAATCGGAGTCTGGCGGATTAGTATCAGCAATTATAAAGCGAAACGTATATCCTCCCTTTGAACGTGGCGGATATCTCCCGATTCTGTGGGTTAATCCTTGAATAATTCCCAACGGCAGTTCTCGAGCTTCATTGACCCAAGCCCCTGTCAGCTCCAATGACAGCAACTTTCGAATGTCTTTTGGTTGGTCTAATGCCAGGAAGATTACTTCACAATCTATACCCGCAGCTTCCCCTCTAGTTGGCAGCTTTAAATGATGGGTTAAAGGCGGACTCCACCGCATAGCTCCCCACCTATTTTCTGGAAATAAATCTAGCCAGGTCTTAATAGTTGTTGTCCGCAACTCAGGATAACTATTCCGAACCACTACAAATCGGCTATATCGTATGCCATCCACAGGACTTGGTTTTTGTTGTACCGCTCTTAACACTATTTCCGCAGCACAAGCATACGATTTACCACTTCCAACTGGCCCAAGCAGCCCTCGGAAGAAACTATTGTCCTGGAGAAAATCCCAGGTGGTAGGCGCACTAGAAAAATCCAGGTCTAAACCCTCAATAGCCTCACTAGGTTTTACTCTTTCTCTTCTCTTACTGCGGTCTTTTGAAGCTCTCACTCTTGGCATCTGTCGGTACTATCTCCACTTCGTGATCCAAAACTTTAAATATTCTCTCTACATAAGAAAATTGACCCATAGACAATCCCATTTCTATACGTCTTATTGTTTCCGTATTAACTTTAGCAGCTTCCGCTACGTCTTCTAATGTTAGGCCTCTGTCCATACGCAATTCTCGCATTATTCTACCGTGCCAATTATCCATCCCCTTCATCCTTCTTTACATCATAAGTAACATTAGGCCCTTTCAAATTAATCCCAATAACACTTGGTCTATTAATATCACTCGTTGAATCCATTAAGCCATGATGTTTGGCTAACATTCTTAGCGCTCCCATCTTGTCATGCATCTCCACTTCAATTGATGACCCTAGCCTGGTAGGTGTGACCTTGACTTTCTTAATTGCTTTCCTCGCACCATGACTCAATTCATCTGATGGTTTCATGGATACCTGGCCATCAGCCGTCCAACTAATAACATCCGTAACTTCACTTGCCGCTATTGCCTCAAGTTCCTGGATTACCGCTTCTCGCTCATCAAGATTACCCTTAGATAAAATTTCCCTCGCTTTACGGACTGCTAATGGTTGGTCTTTTATCATTGTTTTCTCCCTTCTGGTTATGTCCTTAAAGTAGAAAATGTAGCTGTGCTATCTGATTCATAAGGTTGTAAGTCTTTTATTTTAATACTTTTACAAAAAATAGAATGGTCAAAATTTTTATTAGTTGTCCATAATTTAGTTTTTCCTTCTTTATCTTTTGTAAAATAAACAATTTGTGAAATAGCTAATGATTTTATTTCTTCCTTAGTAATATTATTTTGTGTTTGTGTCATTGCTTACTCCCTTTTTTTTTAAATATAATTCCATTTGTTTTATATATAATTCGCATAAATGTTTTCTTTTTTTTGCTATTGTTTTATAAAGCAAGTCCACTCCATTTTCTTTATAGTGTCCATCATATTGAACCATTATATATGTTTTTTCAAATTTTTCTAATTCATCTAATTCATTTTGTGCTTCTATTATTTCTTTAGTTCGAATTGCCATCACCATTATTCTTCCTCCTCCTGGTATAAACTATAATCTCTCTTCTGCATTTAGGGCATGTTAAATCGATTTGCATACTATAACCTCCATCCTCATGGGATATATCGTAATCACTATTCCTTGTTAATTCGGTTTTACAATACCTGCATTTAAGCATCTAATACCTCTTGCAAAAGTTTTTCTAAATACCATTTGGCTTTTCGCAAATCATCCACGGGAGCTTTCTTATATTTATAGCGCCACAAATATTTAAGAGCTGCTCCTTTCAAATATCCCTGGAAAGCTTCATTGGACATGCTGCCCTTTATCCCGTCAATGGCTTCCAGGTCATGCTGCTTATAATGCGTAGGCTGGTTGATTAAGTCTTCAATCCCCTGGTCTATAAATGCCTTCTTTGACAATTCCTCTAAAATTTCCTGTGAACCCCCCCTACGTAAATAGGTGGGGGGTGGGGAGGGGGGTATGCCCCTTTTTTTATCAAGAATGGCAGATTTCTGCGGATAATCACTCTTTTTTCTGGTCATTTCATTTCCCATTCCAACGTTTGGTTATTGTAAATCTATTGTAGGCCAGCCCAAATTGCAACTTGATTCAAAGATATGGGAGGATCTCGCCCTTCCTTCATCAATTCTAGTGTCATATTGGCTGCTGCTTCCTCTACTTCTTCAGCCGATACCATCATATCAGCCAGGGATTCTGCATCTTTATACTGATTTTGCACATTTCTTGAAACTCCTGAAGCTTTTTGAACTCCATTACAAAATGCTTGCGAGATACTGGAAACAAGCTGTTTATTCACCCCCTTAAACCCCCTACTATTCTCTATTACTTGTTCTTCAGGATATTCCTCAGCTATTTTAGGTCTTGGAGCATAGAACTCTTCTTTACTTGGCATTGCAGTTTTAAGACCATCATACAATACCTGGTATCTATTTGTTGCGTATCGGGAGTTTCTTTTCCAACCTGGTATTTTATAGCCTCGTTTGGTTAGCTTTCTTATATATCCTAGCTTTATAAGCCTTGTAACATGCATTGAGATAGTCTTAGGAGTTCTGGATACATGACGACCCAGAGTTATTCTTGAAGGCCAGCATATCCCATATTTATTGGTATGAAGAGATATTGCACCAAGGACTCGTAATGTTGTTGGATGCAAATCATCATCTTGAATAGCTTTAGCTGGCAGCACAGCATACCGTCTTGTTTCTGGTTTACTTTGTCTTATGGCTGGCTTGAATGTCCTCATACAATTTTCTTTTGTAATTGTCTTATAAGTGTTGCTTTTTTAAATCTGCGATCTATCTCAATGCCGTGCTTTCTTCCCAGGGCTTCAAGTTCAAGTTTAGATAGTTTGTTCCATTGTATAACTTTAGGACGAGGTGCAAACCAGAACTTATACCAACTTGTCATTTTTCTTCCCCTGGTTCTGATTCTTTGAGAAAAGCCTCACATTGTTGTTTTGCGCCAAGAAGTGCATTTAACTGTGCAACAGTATTTACTTTATGTTGTTCAATCTCTTGAATTTGCCCTTGTACTATTTTGACATCATTTTCTAGGTCTACAATACGTTGTTCTATATTCTTTTTATCTGTCATCATTATTCTCCTTTGGTTTTACCTGGGTTATAGTTCCTCCTAGTTCTTTTTTAAGTTCTAGGACTTTAGCTGGTACAAACTTGACCAGTTCGTCTAGTGATAATGTAATACCTGGTATTTTAGGTTCACTATCTTTATAAACATGAATGATATGCCCGCTGCTATGTTTAACTTGCCAGGTATCTTTTAACTGCGGTTTTGTTTTCATGGCCTCTCTTGCCATAATATCAATTCTTCTCCAGGCTTTAATAGTTTGTGTTGCTTCTTTGAATATCTTTTCATTATCTTTTAAATCTATGGCTTTAAATAATCGGGCATGTTGTATTTCAAACTTTTTCATTATGTCTGGAATTATCTCTTCCAAAATATAAGGCCCATATTTTTTACTCATCTGTTTATTGATTTTATCGACTCGATCTATCATCTCTAAAGCTTGTTTATTTATCTGTATTTTCATAGGACAAATACTCCCTGGACAAATGGACGGACATCCCTAGGGATATGTCCTGTCCGTCCAAAGTCCAAATACCCCCCGTTTTCCTGTCCGTGTTTTTTGTCCATTAGTCTACAACCCCTGGTTTACTGCCATTTACAGCCTGGACAACTTGTCCGTCCGCTATTTGTCCTTTTGTCCAACAGAACTTTCTCCAAATGTCCACAAATCCTGCATCTTTTAAGGATTTTGCTGCCCTGGTAAATGCCTTTCTTTTGGCATCTTCTGAGTCCGAAGTAGAGATTGTTGTGTTATAAGAATACAATTTCCACATATCAATGGTAGTACATTTACCTGGTATTCTTTCGCTGGCTTCTATGATTCCACATTCATTAATTGCTTGTTGTAATGCTGCGTAAACATTCTTTTGAGAAGGAGTCATTTTCCTTATCTTTTGACCAGGAGTATTTGCAAGTTCTAATACTAAACTTGTTTCTGTATCTCCTAAATCCAATCCAATTACAGGAAGCTCTATAGATTGTGAATGAAACCATAATATGTCTTCAGGCTCGGAATCTTTTTGTTTTTCTGTTACCAGGGAAAGACTTTTATCCAGGCGCTCGACTCTTAACGATACATCCACCGCTCCTATCATAGCTGTTGACCCTCTTGCGCCTCTATCTCGATCTTTTCCACTATGATGAATCGGAACTACGCAGCATTGGAAAGTATGTTTGATTTTATCCATGGCTTTAATAGCTTGTCCCATATCCTGGGCCGAGTTTTCATCCCCCGTCATACACCTGGCAACCGTATCAAACACCACCATCTTTATGTCTTTAGCTAATATCTGTATGGTTTTTATAAGATTATCAATCTCTTGCTCATCTAATAATCCAACGGCTACTGGAATTATGTGCAGCGGTGCGGTGGGTTTGAGGTTTTTGTTACTATGCCAGGCTTGTAATCTCTTTCTAAGGCCTCCAACACCTTCGCCAGCTATATACATGACCGAACCTTGTTCCGTAGCTTTACCATGCCATTCTAAACCATGAGCAATATGCAGAGCCATATCTAAGGCCATAAATGTTTTACCACTACCTGGTGGGCCGTAAATCATAGCCATACTGCCTTCAGGAATATAATCCTGTATCAACCAGGGAGTAGGTTTCATAGCTAAAACCTGCGCCATTGAGTAGACTTCGATAGGGGTTGTTTGCTTAGTGTCTTCGGTTTTATCTACTAGCTGCATTAAATCCTGGACTGTATGAGATTGCAGCCAATCATAGGAATCTTGCTTTGGTAATAGTCCTGGTAAATTAAGAGTTTTAACGGATTTGGCTGTTCCTTGAAGAGAGGCCTGAACTTCCCTGGCATGTTTACTCCCAGGCTCATCATTATCAGGTAAGACCACAATATCCTTATTCTTAAAATACTGACTATGAGCATCAGTCCATTTACCAGATCCTCCTGAATTACAGGTTGCTGCTAACCCTAATTTCTCCAGGTTAAGAACATCTTTTTCTCCTTCAACAATAAACACCAAAGGCTTATTATGAATATTATGGAGTCTGTAGGGTAGGGGAGTTACCCCTTGTAAGTTCCAAACCACCTTGCCATCTTGCATCCTTCGCTGCCTAAATGTCTTTGGTTCATAACGTACTACCTGGTATATTCTCTCGCCTTCTAAATTTGTGTAGTCATATATAGTCGATTTTTTATTTGTTTGTTTAGGTGTATCCAGGAAAGTATCTAAAAAGCCCTGGATAGATCCATTAAGACTTGGCATTTCTTTCTTTACCAGGTCAACAACTCCTCCACCTTCTGCATTTTCGAAATCGTACCAAGTACCCTGGGATAAGTTCACGGATTTTGACCCATGATTACCCCAGCGCAGCTCAGTCTGTGATTTCGAAGTCGGCTCACCCCAGAAATGGGTGGCTACTTCCTGCATTTTTTCGGATATGTCAGACATCTATCCCCAGTCAATTTCATCTTCTAGGTCATCATCTGATAGTAATTCTTCTATTGCGTCCTTTTCTACAGGTTTTTCTACGGGTTTTTCTGGTGGTCTTGCTACCCAGGAATCAAAAGTTATAACGGGTACATTAACTGTAGCCTCTCCCATTTTTGTTGGCTTGCTGCCTTTAATGGTTACTTTCATAAGTTTACCTTTTTCCAGCATATCTACTGAGTTCCATAAAAGCATTAAAGCATCTCTTGAGGCTCTTTGTGTTGTCATCCATTCTCGCCATTCTGTTACAGACGACCCATGTTTCTTAGACATATATATTTTAAGATAAAAAGCTTTTTTAAACCCTTCCTGGATAGGTTGCTTTTGACCAGGGCTTTCATTCCAAATCCACTCTGGTGAAACTCCTGCTGCTAATTTACCTTGCCCTAATTTAATACTTTCCGCATCAATAAGGAAAGCGGATAAAGGACATTCCTCCCCATCTACATACCATTTTTTTTCTTGGGCCTTCCAAGCCACATATTCAACTGAATCTGAACCTAAATCTAAATTCATTGTCATTTCTCCTTTTCATTATCACCAGAATCCGCTGGCTCGGGTGGAAATTTCTCGGCTAATTTTAACCATTTTAATATGAGTTCGTATGTGTGCCAGGGTAATACAACCAATGGTTTTTGATTGTCGTCCCTAACAAATACCAGGTCAGAATTATCCTGCTCTATCGCTTTGTATAAAGTGGTAAAACCTTTTCTGCGCCTCTTACATTCTGCAATCATGCCAGCTACTACCAGGTCGCCTTTAAATCTTCCGCCTAAAGCTCCAGATAAAGGCTGCTTATGTGCATGAACCTTTAATTTTTCTGTATGCAGCTTTACGATTTCTAATTCAAAATTAGAACCTTTTCTCTTTTGCATAGTGGTCAAGACACTCTTCCTGCTGCTTGAATGATATTTTTAACATCCTCTTGCATCTTATTTTTTAAAGTGTTTCGGATAATATCATCAACTATTGACGATTCTGACCGTCTTTCTTTAATTTTTTTTTCTTTCAATAAATCGCAGACATCTGCGGATAAATGAAGGTGTTTAGATATTATTTTCGTTTTTTTTCCTAAAAAGTACCGTTTGGGTATTGACATAATACCAATTAGTTCCTATATATCAAGTGGAAGGTATGAGGAATGAAAATAGAAACCACCAAAAAAATCAATAACCCCAACAGAAAGGACTACAAAATAAAATGAAAATTATTTATAATTCTAAATGTTTTGATACTGCTGCTACCGTTTATAATTATCCTTGGGGGTACACTTTAAAAACCCAAAGAAAGTATTGGGTTGAAACTGTCCCAAAAAAGGGGGATAGAGTTTGTTATCAAACTTTAAATCCTAAAACTAATAAATGGTGTAAAGTTAAAAAAGGAACATACAGTAATGTTGCGGTTCTTACTTCAAAAAATGGATATATAAGCAGTATTCAAATTTCTAATTATAATGGTTGGAAAGGTTTTCTTGATACTGACATTGATTATGAAAAACTTAATGACGAACAAAAAAAGAAACTTTGTGAGTTAAAGGCCATTGATGAAGTTATGAAAAATGTAAAAGTTGAGTTTAAAATTAATCAGCCTAGAAATGAAGAAGAAGAAAAGAAACAAGAAGAGATTAAAGATAATATTCTAGGAGCAATTAATTATAAAATTAATGCTTGTTACAAACAACAAAAATTAATATAGGGAGCAAATAATGGGTACTTGGCATTATGACAGAGAAGAATTAATTAAGGTTTTACAAAAGCCTATTAAAATTAAAGATGCTATCGGCAAAATTGGAGAGGGGTTAGGTGATGATTCACTTTTTGATTACATTGGCGATTTAGAAGATACCTTGGATAAAAACGAAATTATCAACGGTAAGATAATTATGTATTTAAGGTGGTATAAAACTTTTAATAGGTATGAAGCGCCTTGGTTGACCGAAAGAGATTGTAAAGAAATTAACTGGCAAAAAACAGAAGGGAGCAAATAATTTGAGTATGTTTGACACAATTGCCAAAGACTATAAAAGCATGGTTGCTGATGTTGTTGACATTGCTTATAAAAAAGGTTTGTTTAACGAGAACCCAAGAGCAATAAGTACTTTCAGAAATACTTTGGTTCTTACAACATTAAAAGGTAAAACCAGTAGAGGTGGACAACACAATAGAAAACCTTGGGTTGGCATTTCTGAGAATTACATTAATAACCCAAGTAGATGGGATACTGTTGATAGTTCTTGGGTTGCTCCTTGGAAAGAATATTTAGCCAAGCAGGTTGCCCCATTAAGAGGTAAAAAAGCCCAATTTACCAAAATCATTAAGCAGCTTGAATCTGGAAAAGTTGCCTGGACAGAATATAACAAAATTAGCAATGACCCAGAAATAGGGGATTGGGTTGGCGACCCAGAAAAAGACATTGGAGCGCCTTTGGCCCTGGTTATATGCCACGAAATAGCTCACGCAATTGACTACTACTTAAAAAAGCCTGGGTATGGTAATCACGGCCCAGTATGGCAGAAGATATACAGAGTTTTAAGAACTAACTATTTAAGCGATAGAACCAATTACCAATACAAAAGCTTTTCTTTCCCAGATGTTTATATCCCTGCGAAAGTTAAACAAATCCCGCTCCAGGTCAAAACATTTGTCCAGGAAGGATTATTCACCACTCCACAAACCCAACTACAATTAATATGAAAGGTTACAATATGAAAAAACCAGTAAAAATAGCTTATGGCGAGAAAAAAGATGTCATAACTACAGTCAAAGAATATGAGTTAGACGATAACTTTAAATTAGTTTTAGTTAAGGAAACAAAATACACATCAACAATAGAAAAGGATGCAATATGAGTAAAGTTAAAATGAAAACAGTTCCATTAACAGCAATGGATTTTATCCAGGATGCTTATGATGTTAAAAATTATGTTCTTTATAACGAACAAGATAGAATAAGTAATTTTAAACCTAATGAGGCGCAAGAAAAAGCTCAATCAATAGTCAAAAAAATTGAGTACATAGCTGCAATGGTTAATTTAGATAACGTCTTTAAACTTGCTGGTTATACAAAACAAGTTCCAATAGAAGATGATAGAAAAGATTTTTTATCTTGGAAGTTTAATTCACTTGCCACAAAAAAATCAAAACCTTATTGGGAGAAAAAGTAATGAGTAAACCAGGCCCTAAACCTGGACAAAAGCACCAGGGAAAATATGTTGCTTACTATAGGGTTAGCACCAAGAGACAAGGGGACTCAGGCCTAGGCTTAGAGGCCCAGGAAGAGATGCTCAATAAACATTTAAATGGTGGGACATGGGATTTAATCGGTTCTTTTACAGAAACGGAATCTGGCAAAAGAACGGATAGACATAGACCGCAGCTTAAAGCAGCTTTGGCCTTATGCAAAGAACAAAAGGCTACGTTAATTGTTGCTAAGTTAGATAGGTTGACCAGGAATGTATCTTTTTTGTCCAGGCTGCTGGACTCACAAATTCCTTTTATAGCTTGTGATATTCCTGAGTTCCATAACCCCTCTACAACTAAGTTTATGCTGCAGATGCTATGTAATGTTGCGGAGTATGAGGCTAATTTAATTAGTGAAAGAACGGTGGCTGCTTTAAACATTAAAAAACAAAGGGGAGAGCGCCTTGGGTCGCCTTCACCAAATATTGGTTCAAAATTAGGGGTTGCATTTTTATTAAATAAAGCTAATGCTGATTCACTAAAAATCTGTAAAGCAATTGTGGATTTAAAAAAATATAGTAATTGCAACACTTTAGGGGAGATAAAGAAAGCTTTAGAGGTTAAAGGTATTAAAACACCCAGGGGAAATAATAACTGGAGTCTTTCAAGCTTAAGAAATGTAATGATACGAGGAAATATTTATAATAACCAATTTGAAAGGACATAAAATGGCGAAACAATCAGAATTATATAAAGTAGTAAGTGGAAATGCCTTCTCACAACTAGGCACAAAAAAAATAGGCGAACCCGTTTGGGTAGGCCCTTGGTTTAAGTATTCAAGTTCCAAGGCGCATAATGTATATTATGACAAAAAAGTATTACCCACAAGCTGTAGTAATACAGAAGATGAAGTAAAAGAAGTCACTTTGCTAAGTAGGCTTAACAAGTTTATTAAGTTCTCTTTATTATGGGACATATTTGCTTTTGGTGCAATTATGTTAGGCCTAATTTTTATACTACCATTTTTATTTGCAGCTTTGGGGGTAGGATAATGAATCATAGAATTAACCAAATAAAAAAAGATTTAAATGTATTGAATCCAATTAAACAAGCTCAAGGCAAGTTAACGGATGATGTAGCTATGAGTTGTTCCAGGCTTCCGAGTTTATTAGGGTTCAATACTAAATGGTCATCACCTAACCAAGAACTTCAAAAATCTATTGATGCTTTAGACCCAGATTATCGTAGGCCATTTAAAACCAATGATGCGATTCACTTTGGGAATGTTACGGAACATTTAAATTTAGAACATGCAGCAAAAAAATTAAAGCTGGTTAGTTTTGATACAGCATTAACAACTCCTGTTATTCATCCAACAGTAAACCTTCAAGGTTCATTAGATGGGATCGGCAATTCTGATTACCAGGTAATTTATACTGATAATGAGAAGGGGGTTATATGTTTAGATGAAGATAATAATATAGTTGATTCTTTAGCGATTTCAGGCCTAGGAATATTAGAAGCAAAATTAACCAGCGCTTACCCAACAGATAAACCCGATCCAGCAAGAGGGCCTATACAAATTCAAGGTCTTATGATGTGTACGGGGCATACTTGGGGAGCAGTTGCTATTTTATACCAGGGAATACACCATAAGGTATATGTTTATAAAGAAAATAAGAATATTCATAGCCTTATTGCAAATGAAATCAAAGAGTTTGATTCCAAGATAAATACTTATAAAGAAGAAGGTGTTGTAGATTGGTATCCTCTTTTTAGTCCTAATGAAGGGGCTGCCGTTTATAGATTGGATAAAGGTCTTCCTTCGATCAAGCTTAATTTCCAAGACGAAGCCAATATTGAAGCATACCTGGATGCGGGTTTAGCTGTTAATGCTGCCAAAAAATTAAAAGACAAGGCCTTGCAAGCAATAATGGATACTTTAGGAAACCATGAAAAGGGAGTAGGGGCTAATTATGCTGTTACCTGGGGAATGACTAAAGGCCGAAAGGGGTATGTTGTTCAAGACTCTAAACCTTCCAGGGCAAAAAGCTTAAAAATTAAGGAGATAATTAAATGAAAATACTACCTACACGCAAACAAAAACAACTCCTTACTTTTATTGTAGACTTTCAAAAACTACAAGGAATTAGTCCTAGCTATAA